CAACAGTGTTCCCAGTTGATATTGTTGAGGTCCTAGCAGCGTGGCGGTCTGATATGAAATTAGCTCTACTGCACCACTCGGTGTGCGGAAGAGGCACAACGTACGGTAGTTGTTACAATCGCTGGCTGTACCGCTCAGCAGTACGCCACCTATGTCTTGCAGTTGCACATCAACCGAATGGGTGGTATCAGGGTCACTGCTAGCGGGCAGCACCGTAGTAGTGTAGCCCATGCGCGCAGCACCGTATATGCGGCCAACCTGCTTATAGGTTACTCCGTCTACGGCCATCCAAACAGTAGCACCTGCCCACGTAGTCAATTGCCCACAGATACCAATCCACACTTCGTACTCACCGGGGTTAAGTGCTAGCCTATCATTGGCTTCAAAGATAATGGGCGGCAAAACATTTCCGGGGTCAGCATTGCCATTGGGCTGATAGCCGCTGCCCGACTGTACGGGCTGACCAGTAGGGCTGGAGCTACCGAATATAAACTGGTAAGCCTCGAACTCATAAGTGCCATCTTCTTTTTCTGTGACTGAAGAAATTCGCACTGGGGTGTTAACCAAACCAAGCACAGAGTCATTCAGAGCGATTACGTCCATAGGTTCAATTCTGCAGTACTGCAAACCCAGCGTAAACTTGAACGTCTGGTTCAAATATACGTTCTGCTTAGCATATGTATCGGCCACTAGCTGTGCAACTGCAGCGCTGGTAATAGGGTGCATTGTTCTAACATCGTCCCGCTTTTCACCGAACACATTTATGTTAGCTTCGTTCTTAACTTCCACGGTGGAAACATTGTAGTCGTTAGAACGGTCTATGTACTCTACGGCCACCACATTCATAGCGTCTGCAGGGTCTTTTACGGCCACCTGTACCGGTGCTGTGGTGCCTGTCCGTATATAGTCGTTGTCGCACACGAAGTACTTAGGGTAGGTATCCGGTACGAACACGTAGCCGTTGCCCGCAACCGTCTTCTCACCGGCTGGAACAAACTTTAGCTTACCCTCGCTCCAAAATGCGGCCGTATTAACTATGTCCAGTATAGTTTGTAGTTGGTTGGCGTGTGTGTCCTGCGAATCAAATACTGGAGATAGCAAAATGCCGTTGGCGTAGCAGTAATTCTGCATGGCCGACATATCGCCTATGTACGAAGGGTTAAAGCTAGCTCCATAATATACGCTGGTAAGCATATCATAAATTATGAAGCTAGGGTCAGCGTCCAACAACCCACCACCAGTAACACCTATACCCAAAACCTCCCAATTTAGATTAGGTAGTTCCCCGGAGCTGCCTAGATCAAAGTCTGAATTAGCAAGGTAAGCAATACCGGTATAACCTAGCGCCTGCGTAGGGTGCGCACTGGTCAGGTAGCTCCAAGGAGTTTGCGGCCGGGCACCATTAAAGTCAGTCATAAATACTTCGCTGGGCGGTAGTGCAGCAGTTACAGCGGTCACGTACTTATACTGCACTGAAATTTGTTTGCCCGCATCAGCACCTGAAAAGTAGTATACCCAAGGGCTACTAGGTGACATGGAGTATTGGCCAGCTAAAATAGGATCACCGTAAGCCACAGGCTGCATGGGTGTGGTCATAAAACCAGAAAGGGTAACTGGGCCATCAGAGCCATAGTCGTCAGCCACCACGTAGTAACTATCAACACGACCACAACCAATGTTGCCATAGTACAGCGGTGCATTGTATACCGGGCTGTAGCTACCCCCACCACCGGGTACAGTATAGGTCTCGTTAGCATCCACGAGTTCTGCCACACCTGAAGTATCCCACACGTTAGCAAAGTAAGCGATTGGCCCTTCACAGGCACCCATGGCCACAGCTGCAGTATAGGTGTATGAAGTAGTTTTAGTGGTGCCCCCTCCGAATCCTTTGCCACCTGATGCCTGCTGTGAAGTGTGCGCAATGGTGGTAAAGTCGCCATACCACATTATAAATGAGGCTACCCGGCTAGTTCCGTATACCACAGGTATAGCTTGTCCGTAGTTGCTGGCGGTTACACGTAAAGTAACCAGCGCTGACGGTGTTTGTGCTGCCACAGAGTTGCTAGAACTGCTACCGAATAAGCCCATTACTGCTCCTTAAGTTTGAACAACTTTCTTTCTAGCCAGCGCAGTTCCCTACTTAGATCGCAGTACACAACCCCGCGTCCTTTAGTAGCGTGGATAACCATGGGGTATTCTACGACAATAGCGCCGTGTGAATACGGATGTTCTATAACATTTCCACCGCTCTTAAAAGCCGGTGCGGTGCGGAACATCATAAAATCAGCCGGTAGAGGCACGTCCTGTATTTCTTCAGCATACTGCAGCACAAACTCTAGGTACAACTCCCTAGTATGGTGTAAATGCCATTGCGCCGCGTACTGGGGGGCTGCTGCGCTATCCAGCATATTGCAGGCTTGGTACACAGCCAATGGGAACATGGCACAGTCCGCACCGCAGCCCTTTACAGCCTGCCTATCTTGGTAGGGTGTACCCAACCAAGTTTTAGCTTCAGTCACTACTGCTGCACGCTGTTCGTCATTCATAGCTTAGTATGCCGTTTCTGGTGCTGGTACATAAGGCAGCCCGCTAAAGTTAATCAAGTTGTTGAACTTAGCGCTGCAGGTGGCCTGCGTCTTATCACAGCCGGGGTAGGCAGTAAACGTGTCCCCGCCATTAGGCGCGAACAACATAGGCACGGCCATGTATATAAATTCATTTACGTAATTGTCCACATAGTAAGTGAGCCCGACATTGGGGCCAGAAGTAAACACTACCTGCCCTTGGTTGAAATACCCGTCCGGGTTACTTAGCGTAGAAGCAATCTTGTTCTGCGTAGACCCGGCTACCACGGTAGCACTGACTGCGAAGCTAGACTGGTGAAGTGTACAACCGGGGCTAAACAAAGTCCAACGGCAGCCCGGCTGGATTATATTGCGTGGAAACTGTTGGTCAAACAATATGGTCAGAGCTTTGCACACCACCACGGCATGTACGCGGTCAACACTGGTTACATTGCCCAGCACACCTGTAAACACATTGATAGTGCCGTAGGCTGTGCCGCCATTGCCGGGATCCTGCATAAACAGCTTGTCAACAACTATACTAGCCTGTTGCCACACGCCTACACGTATGCTCTGCAGTAAAGGAATAGTGCCTATCAACACAGGTGGTAGTTCAGACGGGGCGTCACCTATGGTCATATCCAGGGTAGCCACTTCAAACCCTAGCTTAGTAGAAGCCTTGCCGCGCTTAAAATAGGGCGGCCCCGGTAAATAGACATTACCGTTGTAAGTTATGGGACCATCGTAGCTGGTAGCTCTAATCACCATACCGCTGGGCAGCGTTACGGTAATTAAATCGGCTACGTTGGCCTCTGTCAGTGTGGGTAAAGCTGCAATCAATGCTGGTGGAGCGTATTTCATAGGCGCACCGTCATAAGCTCAACTTTGTTGCACTTCCAGATAAGGTACATGAACTCGCTGAACTGCAAGCTATCTTTGGTAAACCTGCAGCGGTATGCCCATGTAAAGTCAGCGCTTATAGCCGCGCCAAGGGCAGGGGGAGTAGAGAAAACTATAATGCCAGTTGTGCCCAGTGTGAAGGCCGTAGTGGGCACACCACCCACATATACCGTAGGTGTGCCCTGCGGATTCTGTACTATGTCCAATATGCCATATACGGTCTGCACCATTTGAAACGCAGTAGTAGTACCGTCGCCCACACCCAGCAGCTGCCCCTGCACGCTGCTATCAGCAGGTACTAGGGTTAGCAGCGAAGGCTGCAGTAGAAACGATGTAAATGAACCACGACACTGCCCGAAGAACTGCATCAATGCCGTGCGCTCCGTAAATCCGGTAGGTGCACCGCTGGCGTCTGAGGTCTGCACATAATCTCGTAAGTAACTGTAGACTAAGGAAAGTGACCAGGTAGGGTACAGCTGACTACTTTGCCTTGTCTCACGGCCATTCTCAGATTCTTGGATTATAGTGCGGTACTGCGGCATCCAACCTATATTCCAAGTAAGTCCGGGCAACTGAGGAAACCACAGTGGTGTCGGCATATAGGCTATGCAAACCTCATGTGCCTAAAATCAGTTTTGATCTTGGCAACAAATCGCTCATACTGGTCATCCATAATTGCGTTAACGGACTTGGCATCCATGGCTGTAATGTTAGGTGAGAAATGCGTGTGTAGCTCGGAACTATTTTGCTGCCCACCGGTGGTTGTGAAGTTTGAAACTGAACTGGTTATCAGGTTGCTTATGTTCTTAGGCAGAACCATTTCCTGCTCATGCAATTTATGGAAGCCAGTGTTAGGCACCAGTCCACCCGCTTCAAATGCGCCAAATGCCATCACACCAGCAAAGGCTGCGGCTGCAGCAATAGCACCGGCTACCGGGCCGCCCCACGCGCTAGCCCAGCTGTAGGAATTACCAGCTGCAGTCTTAGCATCTACAAGTATCTGCTTGAGCCCAGCTAACTTTTGAGTTTCCAACATCTTTAGTATGTTGTTAGCCATACCTTCAAACATGGACTCGCCTAGCTTCAACATTCCTTGCGAGAACGTAGTTTGCCCAGTAAGAATACCAACGAAGGCGCTGTTAAACTCAGACCTTTCCTTCGCCAGTGCATTAGCATCAAACTGCTCCATTTGAGTCATTATCTGTTGGTGTTTGGTGGCGTATTGCTGGTCTAGTTCTACCTTTTTATCGATAAGCGCTTGGTACTGCTCCTTATCCTGGCCATAAATGGTTTCAGCGTCGATAAGCTGCTGTGTTAGCAAAGCATTTTCTGTATTATACCAGTTGTTCAGTGCAGCAAGGGAGTGCGCTGTCCACTGGTCTATACTCTCATCGTGGTGCTTAAGTGCGAAGTCATCACTTTTTACTTGCTCAGCCAGCACCTGCGTAGCTATCTTTTCCTCAGTCTGCAGTATTTTCTGCTGTGCCGCGTTGTACGCAGTTACTTTCTTGAGTTGAGCCTTAGTCCACGCATCCTCATCTTTCTGATATGCGGCTTCCAACACAGTAAGCGAGTCTTCATTAATTTTGTCGTAATCTGCGGCAGCTTCCTTAACCAGCTTTAGCTTAGCTTCTTCGTACGTAGTTACAATGGCGTTGCTCCGTTCTTGGTGCGCGTAAGTCTCTGCCTCTTCCTGCCCATTAATACGTGCGAAGGTCGCGGCCTCACTAGCACCAGTCGCAGCTTGTCGTTGCGCAGCTTCACTAGCTTGCTCCTGAAGCGCCTTTATAATAATCTGGTGCTTCTGATCTTCCAAACTTAGCAGTGTGGCCAGTTCATCAGCAGCGGAACTCATATCTAAAGCATGTAGGCTCTTAGCGTAAGATTCTTGGTAAGCTATACGCGCCTCGTCAGCCTGCTTATGTGCCTCAGTTACGGCAGCCATTTCGGCGAGCTGATCATCAATGCCAGACTTAGCCTTGTCACCTTGTAACGCAGCTTCTTTAGCTGGGAACGCATATTTAACCTTGTCCGAAAGTTGATCTAAAAGTTTACCGTACACTTCCAGCGACTTATTATTTTCTGCAATGCGCTCACTATTCTGGTGTATCTGAAACCCAGTCTTGCTCCATAAATCACTGATGTGAAAAGCAAGTTGTGCGTCCTCAGCTGTAACTTGCTCAATGGTAGCTTGTACTTCTTTAATCTTAGATATAGTGTTGGATTTCTCTTGCTGCAATATCTTTTCTTCGGCTACTACACGTGCTGTACCGGTAAGTGCAGCAGCGCTAGCTTCTAGCTCAGAGTCCTTTAGCTCAGCATTCTTACTGATGATTTCAATATTGCGTTCTACAGCAGCAGCCTCAGACTTCTTTACCTCAGCAGTCCACCCAGCTAAGTAGTCAGTAGCGCTGGCAATGGCACTGCCTATCTGATAAAACACGCTGAGCAATGCTACAGCACCTATGACAGGAAAAGCTGCCTGCAGTACTGGCCCTAGTCCCAGCGTGGTAGCCAGGAAAGCACCGGCAGCCCGGGTGGTACCTGTAAGGTTGCCCTCCATAACATGCAGGCTGGTGCTGGCTGCTATGCGTGCCGATATACCGCGTGTGGTGGCTGCCGTGTTAGCATCTTCACTG